CATGATGAATATGTGACAGCAACAGGCGGCTTCCATGTACGTAAGGAAACATTTGAAGGACAACCTTACTATCAGCTACAATTTGTAGTGACAGAATGGAATAACTACGAGTAACACTTCTGCCCTTAGCTCAGCTGGATAGAGCATCGGTCTTCTACACCGTAGGTCAGTGGTTCGAATCCACTAGGGCAGGCCAAACAAAAGGAAATAAAATGGGAAAGAAAGTATTGACATTGCGTATGCAAGAGTTGGAAAATAACTATGAGCCTCGACAGCAAACAGAAGTGACGGTGCATCTAGATAGTGATGCTGCATGGGATAAGATGCTTCCATTCTTCTTGCACTTCCTTGAAGGTGCTGGTTATGTTGGTGTTGTTGAACGAATGAGTGAGCTTTTAGGGGGTGATGTGTATGACTATGAGACGTATTTCAATCGCCGAGTTTCGGACTTCAGCCATGAAGAATAAATACTATTCACGCAAGTGGCTTAACAAACAAGGCACTGGCTTCATGGAATGTTTCTATGATGATGGACTTGGCAGTAGTTGGAAAGAAGCCTGTGTTAAGTTTGGTGACTGTAACCGAATGGTGTCTCTAGACCTTAGCATGGGCAGTAAGAAGGACAAGCTTATTAAGCTACAGAAGATTAGCCTTATGATTGATGAACTCATTGCTTTGAAAGAAGTGATGGAGAAAGTTGAGATGAAGAAATGAATGACGAACTAACAAACGAAGAGCTGTCAGCTTTTATTGCTTTCGGTTTAATTGCAGACACTTCACCAAAAGACCTGCTTACTAACATGTCACTTACTCAAGTACAAGAACTAGCAGGTGAACTAGATAAATATCTAAGCCCTTTAGTAGATGATGATGCAGACGTAGTGTCTCCTATTGTTTTGGTTTTAAAAGCTGCTGTTGAAAAAAGGAAAGACAAACAATGAGACACTTAGTTATTCCCGACACGCAATGTAAGCCCGGCAATAGCTTCAATCATCTGACATGGGTGGGTAAGTATGCAGCAGACAAGAAGCCTGATGTCATCATCCACCTTGGTGATCATTGGGATATGCCTAGCCTGTCCATCTATGATGTAGGTAAGAAGAGCTTTGAGGGGCGTACCTACCATGCTGACATTGAGGCTGGTCATGCTGGTATGCAGGCCCTTCTAGCCCCCATTAAAGAAGAGCAGGCACGACTTAAACGTAACAAGGAGAAGCAATGGAATCCACGTATGGTGTTCTTGCTTGGCAATCATGAAGAACGAATTCAACGAGCAATCGAAACGGATAGGAAGTTGGATGGACTCATCGGCTATCACGACTTTAAGCTGGATGAATATGGTTTTGAATGTTATCCTTTCTTGCAGCCTGTTGTTATTGATGGGGTTGCTTACTGTCATTACTTTACTAGTGGTGTTATGGGAAGGCCTGTATCAAGCCCTGCGCTCATGCTTTCAAAGAAGCACATGAGCTGTGTGATGGGACACGTACAGGACAGAGGCATTGCCTATGCACGTAGAGCTGATGGCAGACGCATGACAGGTTTGTTCGGAGGCATTTGTTATACACATGACGAAGGCTATCTAACCCCTCAAACCAATGGCAGCTGGTCTGGTATCTGGATGTTCAATGAGGTGGAGGATGGTGCATTCGATGAGCTTCCTGTTAGCCTCAGCTACTTGAAGGAACGCTATGAGCCTAACCATTCATGACATTGCAGACTTGCTAAAGCGTGAAGATTGTGTTACAATATTAGAACTGTTAGACATTGACAGCGAAGAGCTGGTCAACAGGTTTATGGATGTATTAGAAGACAGAGCAGATAAGATTGAAAAGGAACTGGAATGACAGATGATGTAACAAAGTTCTGGGATGCTGTTAGGGATAAGTGGCCTGATCCTGTACTCCCTTTAAATAAAATATCTCTGCATGAACAGCTCATGTTGATAGAAGCTATCAATACAATCTTAGTGCTATTAAACAACAACAAAGGAAAACAATGACAACATATATGGGTAGTTACGAGGAATACATTGCCAAGAGCCGGTATGCTCGTTACATGGACAGTGAACAACGCCGAGAAGATTGGGTAGAGACAGTGGGTCGTTACTTCGATTTCATGACAACACAGCTGAAGAAGAATCAAGACTACACACTGAGTGACACAATGCGTAAGGAACTGGAGAGTGCTGTAGTTAACATGGAGGTGATGCCCTCTATGCGTAGTTTGATGACAGCAGGGAAGGCGTTAGAGCGTGATAATACAGCTGGTTACAATTGCAGTTATCTGCCTATTGATGATGTTAAAGCCTTTGACGAGGCTATGTATATTCTTCTGTGTGGTACTGGTGTTGGTTTCTCTGTTGAGCGTCAGAGCATTCAAAAGCTGCCCGACATTCCAGAAGAGTTGTTTGAAAGCAACACAACTGTTGTAGTGTCAGACAGCAAAGAAGGCTGGGCTAAGAGCTTACGTCAAGTGATTGCCTTGCTGTATGCTGGTGAGATTCCTAAGTGGGATGTGTCTAAGGTTCGTCCCAAGGGTGCTCGCTTGAAGACCTTCGGTGGTCGTGCCTCTGGCCCTGAGCCATTGGTTGAGCTGTTCCAGTTTGTCTCTAACATCTTCAAGGGTGCTAAGGGTCGTAAGCTGAATAGCCTTGAGTGTCATGACATCATGTGTAAGATTGGTGAGGTGGTAGTGGTTGGTGGTGTACGCCGTAGTGCTATGATTAGCCTGTCAAACCTATCAGATGATCGTATGCGTCATGCTAAGAGTGGTGCATGGTGGGAGAAGAGTGGTCAACGTGCCTTGGCTAACAACAGTGCCTGCTATACAGAGCGTCCTGATGTTGGCATCTTCATGCAGGAATGGAACTCTTTGTATGAAAGCAAGAGTGGTGAGCGTGGTATCTTCAATCGTGAAGCAGCTAAGAAGGTGGTGAAACAAAATGGAAGACGCAATAGTGACTTTGATTTCGGGACTAATCCCTGTTCTGAGATCATTCTTCGACCATATCAATTCTGTAATCTTTCCGAAATCATTGTTCGTTCTGATGACACAGTGGATAGCTTGAAACGTAAGGCACGTTTAGCGACCATCTTAGGTACATTCCAGAGCACATTGACCCACTTCCCATACCTACGTAAGGTGTGGCAGAAGAACACTGAGGAAGAGCGTTTGCTGGGTGTATCAATGACAGGTATTCTTGACAATGCTTTGTTGAACAACCCTGATAGTCCTAAACTGGAAGGCATCTTGAATGAACTTAAAGCTGTATGCGTGGCAACTAATGGGATTATGGCTGAGCATCTTGGTATCCCTGCCAGTGCTGCTATTACTTGCGTTAAGCCGAGTGGCACAGTGTCTCAGCTCACTGACTCAGCGTCTGGCATTCATGCTCGTCACGCTGAGTATTACTTTAGACGTGTACGTGGAGACAAGAAAGACCCACTGACACAACATCTGATTGATGCAGGCGTAACAGCTGAGCCATGTGTTATGAAGCCAGAGCAAACTGTGGTGTTCACCTTTCCTAAGAAGGCCCCTCAAGGTGCTATGCTTCGTAAAGACCTGACAGCTATGCAACACTTGAAGCTGTGGCTTGCCTATCAGCGTCACTGGTGTGAGCATAAGCCTTCTGTTACCATCTCTGTCTCTGAGCATGAGTGGCCTGAAGTTGGTGCATGGGTATGGAAACACTTCGATGAAATGTCTGGTGTCTCCTTCTTGCCTTATGATGGTGGCAGTTATCGACAGGCCCCATACGAAGACTGTACGAAAGAACAGTATGAAGCTCTGTTAGCTACAACACCATCCACCATTGATTGGAATAGTCTGATTGAAATGGATGATAATGTTGAAGGTGTACAGACCTTGGCTTGTACAGCAGCAGGTTGTGAAATCTAATGGCACTGGTTGTATACACTAAAGACAATTGTCCAGCGTGTGTGCAACTGAAGACAAAGCTGGTCTTGGAAGGGACTAGCTTTGTTGAGGTTCACTTAGGCAGAGACATGACAATCGAAGACTTCAAAGCGAAGTTCCCCACTGTTCGTTCAGTACCACATATGGAGACTATTGATGATAACAATTAACCCACGCTTAGGCATTGGCCTTGACATTGAATATAATGATGATGTATGTCACATCGTTGAGTTTGATAACAGCGACAAGGAGGAAGTGGTGGGCTTTATGGGCATCATCATCAAGCTACCATTCTTCTCAATATACATTGGTGACTTCTTTGAGTTAGACTAAAAAGAAAGGGGACTTTAATAGTCCCCTTTTTTATTGCCTGTATCCAATGGCTTCTTGTGCTCCATACTTCTCAAGGTAGGCGTTATACCATTGCCTTGCAAAGTCTGGGTTGTCTTTGTATAGTTCCATAGTGAGCTGCTTAGTAGCTGCACTGCGTGACATACTGACAATCTTCTGTACTGCCACTTCCTTCTGATACTTATCTAGCTTCTCAAACTGTGGATTGTTAAACGCTTGGCTTAAGCTGTTAGACAACACACCACCAGAGATTTGTTTATATCTAGAATATTGTGTACTGTCTAGTTCAACACCACCAATCTTCTTGTTAGCACCAACAATCTCTACACCAATCTCTTCAAGCTTTCTCTCAATGGCAGTGGGTGTAGTAACCTTAATACCAAGCAAAGCGTTAGACAAGCTGGCCTGCTCTGGCTCACCTGTCTTGGTGTATTTAACTGGTAGCTCTTCACGCATACCGGGGATACGGCTCTGTGCCTTCTCAACAAACGTCATAGCTTCACGCTCTGTTGGGTCTAACACCTTGGCTGTAGTGGCTGCAATGGCTGGTACAAGAGCGTTAGCATACTGAGCAAAGAAGCCACCACCGTGTCTCTCTGGGTCATACATAGCAAACAAGGCCTTGCTCAAGCCTTCCATAAAACTCTTCTCAAGAATGTTATTCTTAACAGCAGCAGCATAGGCCAACAAGAAGTCTTGTGCATTCTTATCTGGGTTCTTATTCTCTTTATATTCCTTGAGAATAGACGAAGCATCAACAGCCATACCAAACACTGTGGCTAATGGTTCAATACGTTGATAGCTCACCCACTGATCACCCACCTTCATAGAGAACTTAGGACGACCATCCTTTGGATCAGAGCCTGTAATGAGGCCTTGGTTAACAGCAGCATCCAATGCAATGGCAGCACCCATACCTAGTGCCTGCTTAGCAATGAGCTTGCCACGTTGCTCAGGCATGTTCATAGCGAAGTCAAACTTCCCTGTATTACCAATCTCTTTCTTACCTGCCAAGCCAATGCCGGGGATGTAAGACACACCTTCTTTGATGATGTTGTATGGGGTTTTGATAAAGGGTACAATGAGGGCAGACAATGGATGCTTGGCTCTGAACTGAGCAGCTGCCTGTGCTACACCTGTAAGCTTCTCTTGGAACACAGCTTCTTTAGCAAAGTTCTGTACGTTCCACAGGTTGTTACCGCCAAGCTTATCTGTCAGCTGTTGTTGCCAGTTATCCACAGTGAGTCTGTCTTTGGTGAGCTTTGCATAAATCTCACCTGCATCACCACCTGTCTGCTTAGCCATACGTGCAGCTTCTCTGTAAGCAATGGCATTAAACTCCATGCGTCTAAAGACAGCCTTGTTAAACTCGTCAATGAAGATACCCACACGAGTAGGGGTTCTAACAACTTCACCGAGTGTGCCACCCAATGCTTTGTTATTCACATCATACAAGTCACCCTTCAACATCTCTGCTCTTTCTGCTGAGATGAAGTTCTCGTTGATAAACTTCTGGAACTTAGCATCTGTCATACCCATAGCTTGAGCAGACATGTTAATATCAAGAGGACGACCAGAGACAAAGCCTTGCTTAGCAAAAGCCATAGCCTCGCTAAAGCCCTGCATAATACCTCTGAGCATAGCTACCCCTTCACCTGTAACTTTATCGCTCTTGCTGAGAGTTCTA